AACAACAACAGGGAATAAATTTATTTTTAGAATGCCTGTCGCAACTGGTTTTCTTGCGTTATTTTACAATGCAGGCAGCCCAAATCAATTTAATTTTAGATATGATGATGGTAGTGCAGCAGCACAAGCAACAGTTGTAGTTACAGAAAATATAAAATATTTTGCATTAACTGTAGATGAGTCAAATGTAAAATTAAACATTAACGGCACAGAAAGTTCGGCATCTAAACTTTCAGACCCATCGTTATTATTAGCAAATAACGTATCATTTTTTGGACAAACGGGGGCTGCACAATCAAATGGAAATATAAAAGATTTTAGAATTTATGATTTTGCGTTAAACGCTAACGAAATAGAGTATTTATTGCCATGATTGATTTAATAACATATATACCAAACATTGAAGAATTTAGAGCAGAAGCACAGGCAAATGCTGAAAATGAAATACTAGGATTTAGTATTGATGATGATGGTAATTTATCTTATGACGTTGGCAAAATACCAGTTTTTTATCATGCAGATGGAAAGAGAACACTGTCATTAATACGTCTTTTAAATCAAGATGAAGTCGATGTTTTTGATTCACTAGATACGTGCCAAAGAATTGGCGTATGTGAAAATAGCGAGTATATTTTTGATGAAGGTGGGCAAGAAATATACGACAGTGTTTACGACAGAACAGTAGTTGAAATTACTGATGCTGATGGAAATGTAACAGAATATACGCCACCAGCAATACTAGGCCAGTTTGCATAGTGCATCAACTAACTTTATTGAATATAACAACAGTTTGGGGAATATAATGGAAACAATAATAGACGCAATTAATATACTTACAGCAATTATTGCATCAGCGAGTGCAATAGCAGCAATTACACCAACTAAGAAAGATGATATTTTCTTATCGAAGATTAAACCTTTTATAGACATAATTGCATTGAATTTCGGCAACGCTAAAAAATAAAAGTATAGGTAACTAAATGTCAAGATACGTAACATCTGGAACTAAAACAACTATCTCAACTCTGAATACGGAGCTAGAGAAAATTGCCACCTCTCAAGAAGACTTTCTCTCGCGTGTAGGTGAAGCACCTAACCAGATGCAATCTTCTTTAGACATGAACTCAAACCAAATTATAAATCTTCCGTATCCAGCTTTACCAACTTCTCCTGTGAGATTGGTAGATTTGGATTCTTTAGACAAGGATATAACACCTCAAGATTTTGGTGCAATAGCAGATGGTGTAACGGATGATACGGTAGCTTTACAAACATGGGCTAATGTAGGAGGTCTCCTTTATCTTCCTCGTGGCGTATACAAGATTACTGCTCCTATTAACATAACTTCTTGTACTACAATATTTGGAGAAAGCTCTGGTACAGGTACATTCAATGAAGGGTCTTTATTAAATGAAGCCGCTTTAGGAGCTTCTATTATTTCTATGGGTGCAGACTTTGTAGGGGAAGCTGGTTTTTCATATAAGAGAGACACAGCAGCTATCTATTCTGTTAGTATTCGAGATATTAAATTCTATACAAAAGGAAGTGATTCTCATTGTATACGTATCTATAAAGGATATGACCACGTAAATCTACAAAATATAAACTTCCTGCAAATGGGAGATAATTCTTCTGCTATTAAAATGACAGGCAATGTAGATGATACATTTAATGAGACAAGTCAAACTATCTTAATACAAAATGTTATGGGTATCCATGACTACGACAGAACTACAGCAACAGCACCTACATTTGAATTTATCCAATGCCAAGAAATGAATCTTATTGGTGTTAAAGCTTTTGGTGGCTCTCAAGGTAATTTACCAAATTGTTATGGTATACGTTTAGCTCGTTGTCGAGGAGTACAATTATATGGTTGTTCTTTTGCACACAGTCAAACAGGCGGTTTACTAATAGAAGCCGCAGGAAGACTTACTACAGGTATCGTAGTAGATGGTTGTACTTTTGAAAACTTGTACGACTACGCTATACGTTTAATAGGGGATGACCTTGTAGTAGCACCTGTTAATGCTATATCTATAAGAGCACCTCGTTTCCAATTCCCTTTAAGTTTGGGTATTTATTGTGATTTTGTAACAAATAGTACTATTGAAGCAGACTATGCAGGAATGCATTTAACAACAAATACTTTAAACAATGTAGTGACTACTCGTAATTTAGCACAAGTAACAGACTTAACTACGTCAATAGATAATACAATTACACAGTACGGTAATGTTTCAGACCAAGCTACAATACATTTAAACAAACAAGTAGTTCGATCTCTTACAACTCCTGCTTTTGGTTTACGTACTCCTAATGGAGATGAGTTTGGTATTAAGTGGTCAGCTACTGATACTACTAATTTTGGTTTAGAGCTTAACGACCCTCGTACTTCTAGTTTGTGGAGATTTGCGCCTAACAATGATTTTGTTGTAAGTAAAACTAATAGAGGTGTAGTACTACGTAATTTAAACGATGATACAGATTACCGTATTAGATTAGATCAAGAAGGTAATATTGTATCTCAAAGTTTAACCAATCCCTCAGATAGAAAAATCAACTCTGACATTCCTAGAAATATAACAACAAACGTCCATACATTAGAATTTAATGATACAGGTAAGACTATATGGATGGATAACCCTAATCCTAATACCGTATTTATTCCTACTTTTGCTAGTATTCCTTTTAATCCAAATACGGTAATGCAAGTAGTACAACTAGGCGTGGGTGGTACTTTTATACAAGCTCCTGTTGGTGTAACACTAAACGGTGTAGATAACGGAATTTTCTCTATACCAGCTCAATGGAAAGGATGTAGATTAGTAAATCGTGCAAATGATGAGTGGGCAGTTATTGTTAATGATTCGGAAGAAGTTAATTTTCAAATTACTTACGATGACCCTGCAGCGCAAACATTTACTAGACAAGCTACAAACACATATCTTAATAGAAAGAGTGCTAGTACAGTAACTTATATACTAGATAGTTCGACTTTCTCTTCGGGTGACAGAGTTTTGGTTAACAGGGTACGAAATGCAACTGGAGCTATAACAATAGAGACTAATACTCAAACGTTCTATACTCCTAATGGTAATGTAACATATCCACAAGTGTTAACTACAGGGACAGCAATGATACTTACCAAGACTAGTATAGGTTGGGATGTCACTGGCGATATTACATAAGGAGTAAGAAGATGTACAAAGGTTCAAATGGTATTTATTTAACTCAAGGTTTGTTCTATGAGTTTAACAATCCAGAAGCACCTTATACACTCCGTCCTGATGATTATACCTCTCGCAAGGGTAATAAGTACGTTAGCTTCGCAAAGGTGTATAGGGACAGTGTGGATGAATATGATGCTGCTATGACTCTCCTTAATAGTTGGACTCATTGGCAAAAACTCTGTAAAGAAAAATGGTTTCAAACAGGAGGAGTGAATGGCAGTAACTTTACAGGACTCAATGACTGGCGAGAAGAAAAAGAGAAGTCTAACGAATCTGCTGCTAAAAGGGTTCTTCTGGATGCTATTGCTGATGGTGATACTCAAGCAGCTTGGAAAATATATGACAAAGTTACTAAAAAGGAAGTTACGAAAGGTGCAGGTCGTCCTGAAAAGAAAGTACCAACTATTAAAGCGAGCAATGTAAGTAATATTGCAACTGAAATAAGAAAAAGGAATTTGGTTAATGGAACTTAGTACTTTAGCTAAATTTCTATGGATTCCAGCTCTAGCTGTTTTTACTTTCTTTGCAAAAAGCTACTTTAACTCCCTTGAGAAAAAGAGTGAGTCCCTTTCAAAGAAACAAGCAGACATTGAAAAAAGTATTATAAATTTAGAAATGGAATTAAATAAAAACTACTACGACAAAAGAGAAATTAAAGAACATATAGTTCTTCCTCTTATGGATAGATTTTCAGAAGTAGACAACCAAGTAAAAGTAATATCAGGGATGATGGTTGATATACATTCGGATATGGCAATCTTGAAGTATAAGATTCTTGGCGAAGAGTTTGGAAAGAAATGAGTATTGAACAACTAAAGAAAGATTGTGAGAGTGACCTTTTCTTTTATGCTCAAGTTATGTTTCCTAGTAGGTACTTTGGAGAAGTTCATGAAGAGATGTTTCGTTTCTTTCAGAGGTCTCTAGAAGAAGCAATGGAAACAGGTCAAGGCGATAATGCTGCGGCATTGATACCTCGTGACCACCAGAAGTCTTTTTGTATAGCAGTTGCGTCTTCATGGGCTATTACTAAATACCCTTGGTTTACTGTTACATATGTATCTTCTAACCCAACTTTGTCTGAAAGACAGTTGACAGTTATTAAGAATATATTTAAGAGTGATTCCTACAGAGAGCTTTGGCCTGAGATGCTTAACTACGAAGTTAACCCTCGAACTAAAGAATACGACCATAGGTCTTTAGGAACTTGGACTAAAACAGAAATAACTGTAGACCACCCTGAGAGACCTCGTAGTGAGAAAGACCCAACAGTTGCTGCTACAAGTGCTAAGAGTACCAACACAGGGGCGCACTACAAGATGTGTATCTTTGATGATTTGGTTACTAACGAGAATTACCGTAGTGCTGCTGAACGAGAAGATATAAAAGAAGTCTATCAGTCGTATGCTTCTATTGCCACTACAGGAAGTATTAAGTGGATGGTAGGAACAAGATACGGAGATAATGATTTATACGCAGCCTTGAAAGAAAAAGAATACGAGATATTTGATGATGAAGGTATTGTCACCGAGACTCGTCCATTATGGAAGTGGTTTGAGCGTAAAGTAGAAACTAGTAAAAGATACGATGGTACAGGTGACTTTGTATGGCCTAGAACTAAAATGCCAGATAGTAATTGGTACGGTTTTAATCAGACAGAATTAAGTAAAAAGAAGTCTGAAGCATTTAACTTAGAGCTGTATTACTCACAGTACTACAATGACCCTAATGCGGCTAGTGAAGCAAAGATTACAAGAGATTGTTTCATGTACCTCCAGCCTAATCTGTTAGAGCAAAGGCAGAACAGGTGGTTCTACGGAAATAAAGAATTAAAACTAGCTTGTGGTATGGATTTAGCATTTAGTGAAGGCAGTGGTGTTCGTAAAGTTAAACGAGATTACACATCCATTGCAGTAACAGCTTGGGATAACGAAGGGTACTTATACGTACTAGACCTTCAAAGATTCCAAACAGCTAAGGCAGAAATATATTATGAGAAGCTTATTACAATGCATGAGTATTGGGACTTCCGAGAAGTAACAGTAGAGACTAATGCTGGTGGTGCTGTAGTAGCTAATTTCATTCAAGACGAGATACGAAGAGCAGGTCATACGTTGGTAGTTAAACATCAACATAAGAACCAGAGAGAAGGTACAAAAGAAGAACGTAACTCTCAGTTATTTGAACCTCTTTACAGAAATAAAAGTGTTTACCATACGAAAGGTGGGTACACAAGATTGTTAGAAGAAGAACTTCACTTAACAAAGCCACCGCACGATGATTTAAAAGATGCTGTATGGATAGCTGTTAGTAATAGTAAACGACTAGCCAAACCTAAATTTGCAACAAATAAAAGAGAACGGACTGTTGTTAATGCTTCTAACCGATTTCTTAGTAGGAGAAAAAGAGCTTGATTACCCTTAATTATAATAACAAGGCTGCTTTAGCTGGTGATATAGCTAGTTACTGGGAAGAGTGGAATTCGTCACGTACCACAGCTATGGCTCTATGGGCAGAAATAGATAACTATTTACTTGCTACAGATACAAGCATGTTAGAAGGTGGAGACAATTTTGACCACAAGACACACCTTCCTATTCTTTCAGAGTTACACGAAGACCTTTTAGCTATTGTCTACAGTACAATGTTTCCACATGAAGACTGGTTAGGATGGAAAGGTTTTGAGATTAATGCAATTACAAAGCAATTACGAGGCAAAGTTCAAAGTTATATAAAACAGTGCCATGCACTTAATGGCTTTAACATCCAAATGCGTAAAGTGATTGATGACTTAGTACGTTATGGTAATTGTTTTGCTCAAGCTTATTATAAGAATGATACAGCGGATACAGAAGATGGATACGTATCAGGTTATTCAGGGCCAGCAGTTAAACGAATTAGTCCTTTTGATATTGTATTTAACCCAACATATACTGATTTTAATAAAGCTCCTAAAATAGTACGTAGTCTAGTATCAGTAGGAGAGCTTGTAGAGTTCTTAGAGAGTATTTCTGACGAAGATAAAGTGATAACTCCAGAAGAAACTAAGAGTCTCTTACAGAGGCGTACAGGAGGTTTTAGAGACTACGCTGAACGTTATAAAGAAAAGCAATATGTACCACAAGGTTTTGGTAGTTTAGATGAGTACTACAGTTCTGGTTACGTAGAGTTACTTTGGTTTTACGGAGACATCCTTGATGAAGTAGAAACAGAGGTTTATAAGAAACGTTGTATTGTTATTGTTGATAAAGATACTGTTGTATTAGATAAGCAAGAAATTAAGCCTTCTATATTTAAAGGTGGATGGACTGCACGACCTGATAATCTATGGAGTCAAGGCCCATTAGATAAAGTTGTGGGGATCAACTACATGATTAACCACAGGGAGAATGGTAAGAATGATGCTATTGACAAATTCATTTATCCAGATAGGTCTTATGTTGGTGATGTAGAAGAGATATATGACGAAGTAACAGGTCATACGAAGTACATTATGCCTGAAGGTGGAAGTGTTTCAGACATTCGTCCTGACAGTACTGTACTTACTTTTGATAACCAGATAATGATGCACAGGGACTTAGCCCGTACAAGTGCAAGACTACCTCAACAGTTAGCTGGTTTTAGGACAGCAGGAGAAAAGACTGCTACAGAAGTACAGAG